TATCTGCTTGACAGCATACAGCGACCGGCAATGTATGAAGATTTGACAATTGAAGACTACTTGACGACATTACTTAATAATCACAACATGAATGTAACGGCCGATAAACGGATCTACATGGGTATTTATACGGTTACCGTAGATGGTACCGCTTTAGGGGCTCTTTCAACAAATTATCGAACGCATATTGAGAACGAGGGCTGGCTTGACAGTGTTCAAAACGGAAAGGTCAGTGGCACCGTTGGTTCTGGCCTGCGCATGGAAGCTTTTGAATTAGTGCTGGGCAATTCGAGCGGTTTGGATTTAGGAGTAACTTATCGGGCGCATTTAGCTGATAGTGGTTGGGGTGCTTGGGTTACTGATGGGCAAACCGTCGGAACCGTTGGTGAAGGGATTCGTTTAGAAGCCTTAGAAATAAAATTAACAGGTGCCGATGCAGATAAATACAGCATTCAGTATCGTGTACATGTCGAAGATGAAGGATGGATACCGTGGAAAGCTGATGGTGAAACAGCGGGTACAGAGGGTGAGTCACTTCGGGCAGAGGCAATATCCGTGATTATTGTTGAGCGAGGTGCGACGAGTAACCTGAGGCAAAGCCTGTTTCGGCAAAATGATTATGTTAAGACGTTTGATTTATTAAAAACGTCTGTGACGGATGTGTATGGCGGATATTTGGTTATTGAACACGTTGGCGGATATCGATTCCTGGATTACATTAATAACTATCAGGTTGTGAACACGCAACCAATAGAATTCGCTAAAAATTTATTGGACATAAACAAATCAAGTTATTCAGAAAGTCTGATAACTGGCCTAATCCCATTAGGTGCAAAATTAGAGGATGGTAGTGACAATCGACTGACAATCGCAAGTGCTAATAGCAATTCTGATTATATTTTTGATGCTGGAGCTGTCAACTTACGTGGTTGGATATTTGATACAGTTATCTTTGAGGACATAACCAATCCAAGCATATTACTGCAGAAGGGGATTGAATATTTAAATAAAGTTGTTAACAGTGCCAGGGTATCTGTTACTGTAGATGCTTTAGATCTGAGCATAATCAATGCTGACATCGAAAAAATGCGGATCGGTGACTCAGTAAGAGTCTTATCTAAGCCACATGGGATCGACACTTTTTTACCGGTTACAAAGAAAACAACAAAGCTGTTGAATATTGGGAGCAGTAAGATCACTTTTGGTGGTGAACAGCCGAGCTTAACGTCATATGTTAGCGGTAATATGGGCGGGAATAGCTCTAGTGGCTATACAAATAATCTAACGGACACAAAATATCTTGATCAGAAAATCAGTGATTTGATGTTTTTGATTCAAACGACCAACGACGAGGCTTCATATACCATGGTTGATGTGATCGCCCATTCAGGTGCAATTCCAAACGGGACAACCCTGCGAACGATTGGCTTTTTCGATGTGGATGACGGTGGTGCGGCAACCTATCGAATAGAAGGAACAGAATATAAGTGGTCGATTAAATTAAGTGGTGAAAAATTCGCCAACATTCAAGAAAAAGAATTTGTAAATTACAAAATGTTTGGTGCCAGACTTGACTTAACGGTTGATGATACACCGGCAATAAAGAAATGCCATCAATACGCGGACAGCATATACGAGCTTGACACAAACAGATGTAAAGTCTTTACATGCGCAGTTCGCAATCATCACGGCTATATTAGAATTTCAAATTCAATATACTGTAGCGGCAATGTCGATCTTTCCGGGTCGACAATTATTATCGATGATAGTAGTGCGACCTGGTTTGGTGCTTATGTTTGGGGCCAAAATGCCAGCGAGTATTATACTTTGAATAACAATGAAACCATGAGAGCATCAATGAAGGAAGGTGTATTCAGATTAGAGGGGACGGAAGCAATACCCGATAATACCGTTTTGCATCTAGTTGAAACGCATTATGAAATTCGTGATGATGATGGATACTTATATGATGTCGATAAGGCTGAATTAATGGTACATCAGCAGGGCGGTATTTTTTCTACCGCGTTAGGCAGTGACTGGACAGATGCCGGTGGGACGATTGTTCATGCAGAAACAGAAAATAAATTTCTGACAACCGAACTGGCCATGTCTTACACCTATCTCCCCACCCAACACCGCACATTTAAAGGATGCCGAGTAATGTTTGAAGGCAGCGCTGACAATTATTGCAGTGTCATATGGATTAAAGGGCATAATTGCACCGTTGAAGACTTCACTTTTTATCCGACCGAGGGTACATCAAGTAACGCCTTATTTAAAAACACAATGATGTATGTTTGGGGCAGTTATAAGGTCACGATTCGTAATTGTATTGGCTTTAATGCGGCGGGCAAAATTTCAGCGGAGGTGCCAACCCCTACCAGCGGCTATGTGATTCGAGGATTTCAAACGTGCGACTTAGTGATTGAGGATTGCGACCTTGTCGGCATTTGGGGAAGTATTACGGTATCAAGCAGTAAGAATGTACATATCAACAAAACGAAAGCAAACCGCATTGATGTTCATGATTACATTATCAACCTGTTTGTTACGCAATGTATTGTTTACCATCATGCCCTGCAGATCGGTAGTGGTGGCGGGATGTGCAGTGTTACGGATACGATATTCTACAATCAATTTTTACCCGAGGAAAGATATCCGGGATCGCATTTAATTGCCTTACAGGCTGGTTATGGGAGAGTGTTTAGCGGCAAAATATTTATTCAGAACTGCAAATACGTTTATAAACTTGATGGGACTGGCAAACAATTTTATTTTGTCACCGTGTCGTTTAGTCCCAACTGTCGCAGTATCGAAAAGTCTTATAAGTTTCCTGAAATCACAATTAAGGATTTTACATTCGATTCGGTTGACAAGGATGATGTTTTCATGAGCGTTCTCAATGCAAGCGGGGGTGTGAAAAGAACAACTTCAACGATTGAACCGCCTGTAACCGCGCATGTCTCCTATAGTGGTGAAACCAAATGGGTCAAACATGCTTTGACAAAAGATTTTTACGATGGTGATTATCTGGTGACAGGTGAATTAATAAGAAAAGTTACCAGAGGGATTAATAGCAAAGGTAAGGTTGAGTTCTTTAATATTGAATACTATCAGGTTATCGAAAACGGAAATTATTATATTAATCCTGAACCGCCGCCAACCGAGGAGGAACTGGCAGAGATGCTGGAAAATGGCGAAGTGTATGAAGAGCAGAAGCCACTTACTGATTTACGGCGTTTATACGCACCATATTATTTACCGGGTGCACCATATTCCACGACGGCGGATTCCGATTTTGTAGTGGCGAGAGGATCTAAATTCTTTCCAGAAGAAGTGTTCACTGGAAATATTGGTCTTAAATCGGATGGCAATTATCCCACTCACAAAAGCGGTGTTGCATGGGTCGGAGACAGTGAATACATGGAAGGCATGTATTTACGATATGATGAGTCGAACGTTGTCATTCCTGAATGGGAACCGAATATGGAGGTGAGCCAGGGACAGTACTACACGCTTGATGCGAAATTGTTTTTAGTCGTACAAGAAGGGGTAACGCTGGGGATGCCGCTTGAATCGCCTGAATGGCTGGCCGAAACAGCTTATGGAACTGCGAGAGTGATTATGATTGGTTCTTTGTGGGTGCCGGGAATTTGGTTACCGGAAGGCGGAATTGCGCTTACATACACCACCCCTGGTTACAATGGTTCGGATTTTACGTATGAAAAGTATACTGCTGTACAACGTGAAGGTCGAGGGATCGGGGATAATTTAGTTGTATCAAGTGGCTTGCTGCTCGATGGCGGCATTATCTGGAGGCGTAACATTGGTGCCGCGGTCAGCGGCAATTGGGCACCGAACACTGAATATGCTGTAGGCAGTATCATCAATATAAATGGTGTGCCACATACCTGTGAATATGTCCAGGAAGTTGATATGCCACAGAGAATGACGCTTAGTAATATAACACATACAAGTACGGCAAAACCTTACTTTTTTTCATTCGATTCAGCTATGGATATCAAGACTAAAAATACCCTTAAAGTTGTCGTTGATGACATTGCGGATTTTAGGGGGATTTCTTATAATAGTGTTCCATTTTTCGGCCTAGCAGCTAACCCGCAACAGAATGTCGTGCAAATTGAAGGGGGCAGCAGCGGAAGTGTTGATCTTAGCGCTTTACAGGCGGCTGTAAACAGTCTCACAAGCAGGGTGCAGGCGTTAGAGGGCGAAGTGATCTATTCAACATTCACCTTCACGAAAGGTACCGCGCGCTGGCTACAGCAAAATGTTAATAAAAACAGCCAACAGATTGTTGGTAAACTTGAAATAACAAATAACAACACATTTGAGGTGTATTACAATGTTTATGAATCGTATAATTACGGTAGTTTCTCGTGGACTGAACTAAAGTCGATCCTACTGCAACCGAATCAAAAAGCGACTGAGTATATCCAGTTGAGTGGAACGAGAAATGATTTTATCATTCAGACGAGAAGTGCCAGTGCAGCAATAGAAGCACCAAACAGTAGTATTACATTGAAATTTAGCAGCTGGACGAATGTCACGACACCGACACTTATATGTCCGTAGCAGCCAAAAGGATGAGTTCGATATCTATAAAGGTAATTTTTGCAAAAAATAAGGAGGTGATGAAACGTGTTTTCATTGCGAGGTGGTTAGACAGCTTAAGGCTGTTTTTTTATTGCTCAAGAGCGGTTGAACCGTTCTTTATAACTTCAAGGAGGGATTATGACAACAGAGATCGTAGTGGCCGTTATTGGATTGTTAGGAAGTGGCTTAGGGGCGTTTGGCGGAGTGGTTATTTCTGCTAAATTGACCACCTACCGCATCGAACAGCTTGAGAAAAAAGTTGATAAGCATAATACGGTAATTGAAAGAACTTTTGTGTTAGAAGAAAAAATGAAGGTCGCAAATAACAGAATTGCAGACCTCGAAGATAAGGAGAAATAGACAATGAACTTAAAAAGTGTAAGTAAAGATGTATGGATCAGATTGATTGTGTTGGTATTGTCGTTTGTAAATGGGTTTTTGACATCCGCAGGGCTTAATCCTATTGCGATTTCAGAATCGGATTTATATGTTGTTTTGTCAGGGCTTGCCATGATCGGATCTGCGCTCTGGGCAGCCTGGAAGAATAACAGTCTGACAGCATCTGCCCAGCAAAGCGATATGATTATGCGAAACCTGAAAGAAGCGGCGGTTAAACTTATTATGGATAAATCAAATCAGCTGTTGGCCGAACAGGAAGAAGCGGTCAATGCGGCCGCAGAAAAGGCGGTGCAGTAATGGCAAATATCGAAGTAGAATATCAGGTTCAACAAGAGAATCTCGGATGGTCGGAGTGGTTTAAAAACGGTGCCATGGCAGGTGTTATCGGTCAAGCATTGCGAGTGGAAGCAATCAGGTTTCGATTACTGAACAAAGACGGCCTAGATATTTACCTCCACGGCAATCCGCACTTGGAAAACATTGGATGGGCTGGCTTTGTACCGGAGAATGAAATTTGTGGAACAGTTGGTGAAGCAAGAAAAATGGAGGGGGTGCAGCTGCAGCTTGTTGGAAATGATGCAGACAAGTTTTCTGTTCAGTACCGAACCCATTCCCAAAATCAGGGTACTATGTCATTTACTAGAGATGGCGGGCTAGCCGGGACTGAAGGTGGTGGCTATCGCATCGAAGGAATTCAGATTTTAATTACTGAAAAAGATGTTGATCTGAGTCAATATGAAGTACCGTCATTCCGGCATTTTGATCCGGTTGTTGTGCCAGAACCTGCACCCGTTACAACTGGTCGATTGGGATTGAAGTATTTCAATGAGGATACAGAATTCTTATGCGAGGATGGATGCGGTTTTGACGTTATCGATCACGTATAGGAACCTGGGCGTACCGATCCCGGACACATTAAAAAAAGCGCTGAAGCAAATTGGAAATAATGCAGAAAATAAAGCTGAAAATAGATTAGAAGGAGAAAAAAACAATGAGAATTAAAGTACATGTAG